TTCATCAAACTTTGCCATGTTAATTCCCCTTCAAGAGAATAAGGTTGAGGGAGAGCCGCCTGACAAAACGACTCTCCCTGAAGTAACGGTCTTTTTACTTAGAAACTGTCGAGCTGCGCGAAGCTGGTCCTCTCGGAAACGACGGTCAGCGTGTGAATCAGAACTTCTGATGCACCTGCATCGAGGTCGCCTACTTCAACGGCAGAAGGCCATGCATTCTCAAGCTTATACGACAGTATAACAGCCTGGTCGATTTCACCCTGAACTCTGATGATGATATCCTCGCGAATATCTTCCATAGACAACGGAGAACCGGGTTCCCCTGCGTCCATGATTGTCTTCGCAGTCTCTCTCCATCCGAGGAGCGCTGCGGTAGCCTCGTCATCGCCGGCACCGCGCTCAAGCGTAACATCCCCGGAACTCGCCTGACCGACAAGTTTCCTCGGGTATGCAGCCATATTTCCCTCACGGTACTCAATGACCTCAGATTCATCAGAGAGACCGGATACCATAGAGAATCCAAAGGTACCGATGGCACCTATCTCTACTTCATATTTGTAGTTCCGTGAAACCTCTCTTTGTCCTATATTCGCCATACTATGACTCCTTCAATTAAACGGTCTCAGTGATAGACCCACCACCATCCCACAGACCGATTTTGAATACAACAAACTCGGCGGGTAGCGGCGGGTTAACGCCAATTTCACAGACGACTTTCCCCTGGTTGCGTACTTCTTCGGGATTGTTTTCTGCGTCACACTTAACGTAGAAAGCACGACCCATATCATCTGACGGGTAAAGCATACCCTCCTGCCACAGGCCACGGAGGAATTTTGTCACAACGTTGCGTATCTGTCCCCACAGTTTCGGGTCGCTGTTTTTGAAAACAGCCCACTGCGTTCCTTCAAAGACTGTAGCCTTGATGAAATTCAGCAGCCCGCGAACGTTCGTGTAATGACGTCCATCGGTAAGAGAGGTGAGAGTACGCACACCCCAAATACGAATACCGCGAGTTCCGAAGTCACGGATGCAGTTAATTCCGAGCGGGTTCAGGATGTCCTGCTCACCGTTCGATACATCGTATTCGAGACTCTTAGCGTTCGCAACAACAACATTCGCAGGAGCAACAGAAATATTCTGCTGTCCGGCTACACGAGCCCATATTCCCTGGAAAGCTCCGTCCGGAGATATGAGTTTATTTCCGCCGAGACCATCATCAATGTTGTACCACGGGTACAGAAGGATAGCATGACTGCTGTCCACATTGACAACCTGGCTCCTCCACTGCTTAATCTGAGTGGGATTATAGCCAGCCGGTCCAGCATAAATATAAGAAATGGTCCCGCGCTGAATCTCACAATAACGAACACCTTCCAGAATCACAGCTTCCGTCGTGACACCCGGAACTGAAAGCATGTTCACTTCGCGAACATCTTCCAGAAGACCCATGCCGGTCCGAGGAGCGGTCTGAGTCCCGATGTAGTCATCATTGCTCGGAGTTCCACCGGCATTTCCGCCAGCCATCGCTACAGCGCTTCCGTCATACGGCGATGCCATATTAAACGGAATGTTATCGCCGACACTCGAACCACCGCCAGTATAACTCAGCTCGACATACTGCGAGATATTCTGTGAACCGGTCGTAGCATTCACGATAGTCCCGTAGAATCGAGGACTCTGAGCACTTGCTGAAAGATTGTCAAGAGTATCTTCAATAACAACGCCGTTATTCGAAACGACAACACTGAACTCAAGTGATGCGACATACGGAGTCATGTCTGCACCCGGAGTTATCGAGGAATCGATTGTCACTATATTACCGTTGATAGCGGTAATTCTGCGAGTCCACTGATAGGCGGCGCCACCGACGCTATCCCAGTAAACAATGCTTACAGCATCACCGATTTCCAGCGCGCCGATGCTCTGAAGCGTAAGCTGCGTAACAGCCACGCCGTTGCTCAGAACACCGTTAACCCGAGTGGAAATCTTATGTGTCGTAGCACATACACCGGGGTAAGTCTGAGTCGTAACTCCGTTGACGGTGCCTGAGAAAGTAACGGCAGCGTGGTAAATCTTGTTTCCAACAATATCTACAACGTGAACCTCTACCCATGCAGCTCCGTCCCAAAAGTTGATGATGTCCCCAATCTCGACATTGGAAGCATCTACGAGGTCAACTTCAGTCCCCGTTGCGGATACGAGGTCATCTGACGGGTCAATCAGACACGTATACCGCGTAGTTGTAATTGTTGCTCCGTTCATCTCTGTACCGACGTACCTCGCGTCAGCGTCCATATCATCCAGAGATGCACTTGCAGCAAGTGCGCCGGTCCCTACGACGCGAATGACGTAACACCTGGTTCCGCCATTATCAAAAAACGCTTTGACAGCTTCATCGAGATTTCCACCGTCAGGTCCGAATGTGCTTTCATACTGGGCATAGTTGGTGACCAGTACAGCGACATTCGTAGGACCGCTAGGAGCAGTCCCTATGAAGGAACCGGTTCCCGTTCCAACTCCGAGGAGAGTCGGACGTCCACCGATTTCTTCAACGTAAACATCCGGATGTAATCTTTGCGCCATTACTTATCCTCCTTATCTTTAGGTTTACTACTTGATTTTTTTGCAGGTTTTTTTGACTCGCCACTCTCTTCTTTCTTATCTTCCTTATCTTCCTTAGCAGCTTTTGCATCCTCAATCGAAATTTCTTTACGGTCAAGGGCTGCTACAAGCTGTCTCGATGCAGCGTCATCGTTCTTCAAAGATACGCTTTCACCTGGAGCAAGATGTACGGCTCTGCGTCTACCGTTCTCGTCGAAAGAGTCTAAGTCATACGCTCTCAAATTTTTTGTGAGATTAGTAACTTGCTTCATATTGAGCACTCCTTTCTATTACAATTACGTTAATATCAATATCGGTAGCAAGCTTAGACTCTTTAACCGCTCCGATACTACGGTACCTCCCGAACCGTAGTGGAACGTCCACGACGGTAAGTTCATCAATAACTCTGGAAGGTGTCGTGACTTCATCATACCGCAACGTCCACTTCAATCTTCTTCCAAGCCCTTCAGAATAAACTGAGCGTCGTTCAATGAGCCTACGTATCCCTTCCTCCATTCTAACAGCCTGCTCTGTACGATGAGCTTGGCATAAGAGGTCGAAACGAAATTCTGCCCAACGCTCCAGGTATGTTCGCGAAGAAAAGTCCCACCAGTTTATTTCAACTTTATCTTCATAGGGACCCCACTCTTCTTCATTAATAGTTGCTATAACAAGAGCAACTTCATCAGATAACTGGACAATAGGCTTCGTTTCAACATGAACTGGTGGCCTATGACCAAACTGGAATTCAACATATCCATCCTGCTCTGATGTAAATGTAATGTTTCCGTCAGAACTCCAATCAGAAACGACGTTGGTCGTTTTCTGCGGGTCGTCATCTATATTGTATGCTCTGACGTACTCGACAATCGTAGACGCCGGGACCGTATTCCCTTCAGGGTCAGTCCTGGTCGTATACGGAAGCCTATATGTATCGGCTCTATCTAATTCTTTGACGACACGGTCATCAAAATAATAGTAATTCTGTAGGTGCATAGATATTGAACGAATACTATCATCAAGAAAATTATCCCGGATACTTTCGACAAAATCAATAGCTATCCAGTTAAACTTAGGCTTAGTATCCAAATCAACCGGGTACATCTTAATCCACATCATTATATTACGCTCGCCGGGCGAAAGACTCTGTATCCCCTGATGGAATTTGTTCTCATTCATCCACTCAGGCTCATCGTAGTCGTCCCCAAGAAGCATGTGAATCCCAAGTCCTCCAACATAATCTCCGCCGCCACCCCTGGCTCCCCCGATAGTCACCCAACGCTGACCATTAAAATACTGCCAATGATTGCCTCCATCAGTAGATATCCTAAATCCTAATTTGCAATCACTTGCACTAACAGTTAACCCGAAAAAACTATCGATAAGCGACGCCCGTAATGAATAACTCTTGAAGTCAGCAGGGTAATACATACCTCCACGCGCGTAGTTTCCGTATACATCCGTCTTACGCAACGATATAAAACGGGATGAAGTATCAAGGTAGGCATCCCTACTTGACATCTCCCATCCATCAAATCTGTTTGCGCAAAAAACTAGACTAGCCATTAGAACGGTATAACCTCCGCAGCAGCACCATCAATTTCTTTTTCAGTCTCTTTCAAACCGACATCATAAATATATTGTATCGTTACTCGAGCAGTTTTATCCATGAAGGGTCTCGGCTTAACATAAAGAGCTTTACGCTTCTTCGTGTTCAGCTTTAATCCAGCATTGGCAAACAGCTCCTTCACAGTACTATCAATCGGAATAACAAATCCCGATTCAATTCTACGAGCTACGTCAGCATAGGATAATCCGCTATGCGGCGTCTTTACAGGAACGGGTGACCGCAATCTCGCAGAAAACCCGACCCACAAGCTGAAGTTTTTCCCTTTTCCGGTAGCTCCGACATCTATCCCGTCAGTTAACATACGCCCGCTATGCACCATCACTTTATCAGACGATGCCATAGGATATCCTAACTCACTATTCATATACTCACGTATACGGATTGTCGCTTCACGTAAAGGCACTTGCGATGCTGCTGCTTGAGCAGTATTTGCAAATACTGTCTTCAATCCTTTAACAAACGTCGCACGTCCAGTCGCTCTCTTAAAAGATAACATCAAAACATCAGGAAGCTTAACCAAAGCCTTCTGTGCACGGCGGATATCACTCTTATAATAACGACTAGTCCGCCCCAAACGGAAATTGATACTAAGAGCTTTGCGTGCTCCCTTAGTAGCTTTGATTTTTCCGAGTGTTGCGAGTGCCATTATACTGACGACCTTTCTTTTGCAGCCATGTAGTCTGCATATATTAAACGCTGTTTCCCCCCGAGAATACTCTCAGGGCGAACTTCGACAATTTCAAAATTTACTTTTGCTCCGGCAATTTCTATAATATAATCACCGGTTCTTAAAACTACTCCGGCATCGTCCAGGTCCTTCTTCTTGAATACAAGATGCCCGGCAGTATTAATCCTATCACCAGTAGAAGTCGCTGTTTTCCGCTTAATCGCTGCGGAGTTGTTCTGACCATATACAGTAACAGTCTTGCGCTCTTCTTTCCCTACGGCTTCTCCGTAAACTCTATCAACATGAGTGTGGCTCATACGGAGCTGTGCTATCTTGATTTTAGCTAATGCCATCCTCATCGGAAGAGCATCATAATCAATCGAAGATACTAACGGGTCACTCATTATATAAGCCTCACGTCAACGTTCGTACGATACCTCATCAAAATCTTATCAACTTCGTTAATTCCTGTTCCGACAGAATTAATCCCGTATGCCGAAGCTCCTGGGTCAGCTAAGCGGTACGTATAACTATCCGTAGTCTCACTTACCATCATCTGCTGAAACTGGTAACTCCGTTGCGCTTGGAGACCTCCGCCTTTCTTGGCTACGAGTTCCTGTGTACAATAAACTATATCCCGAGGTATGCGTCCAAACACGATAACCTCGTCGTCAACTGCGACGCTTTCGGCTAGCGGGTCAACTTTAACAATATGGTCATCGCATACTTCGCAAATAATAGCAGAAACATAATTATCAATGAGCACGACACTTCCTTTGCTCATTCCCGCAGTCGAGTCGAACACAAGAGTGTCCGAACCTTCCGCAGCAGCAGTCGTAACGGTAGTGGTTACTTTGGTACGTGCATGATTAAGCCAACCAAAGTAACCAGCTACCGAGACTTGACTGTATAAAAGCGAACTGTATTCAGCATTATCCTCAGCACTCTGAACAACTACGTGCTCAGTATCGAAAGGCAAATCCTTGTATCCGCCGTTAGGCGAAAAGTCCGCTTCGACTGGTTCCGATATCTCAATGATAGGAACCTTACCACGCATAACAAACCGTCCATCATACAACTGCTCCATCTGTCCCGCAAAGTAAAGCGGGGTAAACCACTTCCCTGTAATACGGTTAATGGTTTCACTCCAAAGCTCAATTTGGCGGAGTATTTCGTCCACCCCTTGTTCCGTTCCGGAATAGGCTTTGGCTTCAGCAACAGTGCAATATCTGAACGGATACATCAGCGTCTCCTACTTCCCTGCGCTCTTCTTGGCGCTCTTTTTCTTAGCGCTGGAAGTTTTTTTCTTGGGTTCAGCAGGCTTCTCCTCTGCTTTGGGTTCAGGGGGTGTGGCTGCCGGAGCAGGTTTCTCCCCTCCCATCGTCACATAAGAGATAGCACCAGCGGGGCCATTGTTCGTAGGAAGTTCGCTGTTTTCGACGGGCTTACCTTTCTTATCCGTCTCAATAAAATCCGGGTTTCCCGCGAATTTCATCTGGTCATTGAAGTTTTTCACTTCTACCGGACTACCAGGTCTGAACTGGTAAACGGCTGACCCATCATCAGCAATCTTCGAATACGAAGCAGAGCCCTGATACACAAAATATCTTGATTCTGCCATCGAAACTACTCCTCTTCAAAAGGAAAACAATTTGGGACACTTATCGGAAGGAGGTACAGCACTCCTACACTGTTAGTGCAAGAGTGCTGCCCATTCCCTATCACGTTAAGGTATCCCGTAAATTAGGCTACGAGCCTACCTTAGATTGAAGCCAGGCGGACGTTCTTAGCCTTCACGATGGCATCGAGGTTCTCAACCTTCACGTCGAGCTGGTTGTACACGATATTTTCAATCGTGTCTTTCTTCTCGTTGAATTTCGTGAAGATACGAGTTCCGGCAAGAATACCACAGATGAAGTTCTGCGGGTTGCCGAGCCAGATGAAGGAACCTTCCAAAACGGTCCCGCCGCTGTCAGTACCGTCCACATCGATACCATTGATACCGAGAGTGGTTTCAGCACCGTTCGCCGGAGTGTTAACGATGACCTCGGTGTCCACACCGGTTTCAGTCGTTTTCAGCTTCAGGCGGTTGTCAGCGGTTGCTTCCGCAAGACCGGCAGCGCCAGCAGTTGCGATAGCAGCATTGATTTCCTTAGCCACCTGACCAGCGTGCAGCGTACCTTCTGACAGAGTCAGGGTTACGTTGACGGTGACGTCAGACGAGTCAGTGAAATCGATGTCAAGCGCATCGTTGGAACCAGCAACAATTACGAACGGGTCGTATTTGTAACCGATTGCTTCAGCCGCAGTAGCAGCTCCAGCAGAAACGGGGAGGTCTTCAGGAATCATCTCAACAGTCAGGATAGGAATCCCGAGCGGGTTGAGACCCTGTCCTTCGACAGCGTTCCCGTAGACACCAGCAACTTTGTCAGCAGCCAGGCTAGCTACCCAGTCATCCAGCAGCGCGTCAGACATAATCCAGCGAAGGCCGGGGTCATTGCGGTACTGTTTCGGAAGCTGACGTTTCATGACGCGGAACACATCTTTCGAAATGCTTGCGCCGGCAACGTCGAGAATATGAGAATTCTCAGTCTGGAGGTCCCAGCCGTCGAGACGGTTGAGCAGGCGGGCAACTTTCGTTGCAGAACCAGCAGTGGTATCACCCTGGATACCGAGCATCTCGAGGTCAGTCGCGATGCGCTGAGTCATGCCCTGCATCATGGTGTCTTCAAAGCCGGCCTGTTCGATGTTATTCTGGAGCGTTTCCGTAGAAATATTCCAGGTTGACCGAACCTTAACGGCAGTCAGTGTCACCTTGTTGTATTTGGGCTCACCTTCGTTGTTCGGGGACCCCTGTTCCGTTGCTTCAGCAGCGGATTCAGTGATAGGCTCACCGATGTGAACTTTATCAATGTCCTCGAGTTTCTGAGTCATCGTGATTGTGCGGCAATTGTCAAGCATTGTTGAGAACTGCTTTACGTACATGATGAACTTGTCCTGCTGCTTCGGATGAAGCAAACCGCCATGCAGGAAATCAGCGGTTTCGATTGTTTTAAGGATTTCTTCGTTGTCCATCCTATAAACTCCTTTTCAAAAAGCAATTAGGAATAAAAAGTAAAATCAAATTACTGCTTCTGACCTCTCATGCCAAAAGCCTGTTTTGCAGGATTGCCGAACATTCCACGGAAAACGTTATCTTCATCGATTTCGTCTCCGCCCTCGCCACCGGCGTCTTCTTTGTTCTGGTTACTCCCACTTGACCCATCCTCAAGGTCAGCAATTCTGTTCGAGAGTCCGGACAGGGTTTTCTTTACCTCAGCATTCTGTTCGCTTGACACGGAGATTGCTTTCGCAATATCTTCCAGCGTCTTCACGAAGCCACCAGCGACATCCTTCAGCACAGCTTCAGTTTTCTCAGTAACCGCTTTGTTAATATCCTCAGCAGTTACAGAGCTGTCGGGCAGACCTTTCTCTGTGAGATACTTATCCATAGACTCAAGCAGATTTTTAAGCTCGGGACTCACAGCCTGACCACCGAGGGCCAGAGCAATAGCCTGCTGGAGAGCAGACCTGAATCCGTCAATACCGTCAAGAACAGGAGGAAGCTCTTTTTCTTCAGCGTCACCTTCACCATCAGCGTCAGAATCGCTGCCAGCTTCTCCTTCTGCATCGCCCGCGTCACCTTCAGCGTTTCCGCCTTCAGCTTCGCCCTCTTCGTCATCGCCTCCTTCGTCGGAAGCATCTTCCTCATCTTCTTTGGTTTTCAGATGAGATTTGAGGATAGAGTCAAAGATGGACTTTTCTTCTCCACCCTCGGCATCATCCCCTTCGCCTTCAGCTTCGCCGTCACCGGCATCAGCATCAGCATCGCCTTCGGCAGCGTCACCACCTTCGGCAGCGTCGTCACCTTCAGCAGGCGCATCACCATCACCTTCAGCAGGTGCGGCGTCATCACTTTCAGCGTCTCCTTCAGCAGGAGCATCGCCTTCACCTTCAGCAGGAGCATCGTCACCGCCTTCAGCAGGTGCGTCATCTCCTCCTTCAGTAGCGTCACCGTCAGAAGCATCCGCAGCTTCATCCTCTTTGGTAACGTCTTTGTCTGCGTCCTCGGTCGGAGCATCGTTATTATCCTTATCAGTAGTAACGACATCCTCCTGGACTTCGTCTTCGATTTTCTTGCCCATATTGGATTCTCCTTCAATTAATTCACTAAACCATAGCATTTCTATGCCTTGCGTCTCAAAATGCATTGCAAAATTGTTGAGCGTAATACTTTCGCTCACTTCTCCCGGCGAATCACTGCCCATCAAAGCAGTACCGCACTCAGGACAATCAATAGTCCTGCAAGGAACACCGGCTTCTTTATCCTGAGTAAATCCACAGTCCGGGCATACACAATAAGCCCAGCCTTGTTTCGCGATAGAAGCAAGCTTTTCGGGAGGAGTTATATCAAATTCTTCAAAATGCTTATTCAAATGAGCAGCTACCTCCTTGGCATCATCCGAACCGACTCTACCGCCATCCTTAACACCAAGAAGTTCTGCGGCTGATACAATCAATCCGCGAAGAATTGTCTTACCGTCAGAATGGTGTTGATATTTCAAAACATCTCCGTCAGCCCACGCGTAATCGTTGACTTCTTTCGAAGCACTGATATTATCTTCGACATCCGCGAGCGGAAGAGAAACAAAAGCAATTATATTGTCCGACATGACGTCACCTCCTAATTTATGGACATGGTTTTCGACTTCTTCCATAAACCTGTGGTCACTTATTGAATGAGTGTGTCCGAGGGATTTCAACGCAATACCCTTACCGTCACGATTCCGGACAATATATTTATGGAAGTGCCCACCGGCAGCTTTTGACGTGCCGACAGTGTAGTCGTCGGACAACCTGCTTACTTGTCCGGTAATCCCATCTGCAATAACTGATGTACGCATGATGGCATCACCGATTGGACCGTTAGGCATTGGGAATTTTATTCCCTTTATTGTAAATGGGCTCTTCACTTCAGTAAGTGCGAACGATGCAGACTCTTCATCGTAGTAGCCCGTCTTTTCAAAAGCATCTGACAAGAACCTGAGAATTGTTCCGAAAAAATCCTGGTCTTCCAGCGTCGTATCAGACATAACTTCGCTGCGTTTCTTTGCATGATTTATGTCATCAACAATCTGGCGGGCGACTTTCGCTACACGCTTAACGTCATCGTCCGTAGTCTCAACGCTCTTATCAGTAATAATATTTCCGAGGTACAAGCCATACTCATACATATCTGCGCACTGCTGCCTTACCTCATCATAAACTTCTTTATCGCTGCATTTTCCGCTACACGCACATTCCAGGACATCCTTAAAACGGCGCTCTGCGGAATCAACGAACTTCTCAACACTCTTGACATCAAAAGTCCTGCGAAATTTATCGTAATCAGATTTGAATGCATCGGCGCGTGCGCTGAGCTGCTTCATATAAGCATACATTAAATCGTCAGAGATTTCATTTTTCGCGTACATGTTGTGAACTTTCGTTGCCCACTCATCATACGAAGCTCCGTCACCAAAAAGAGTTTCTTCAGGAAGAGCTTTGACAGTCAAACGATTATCAACAGAAAGTTCCACAACACCCATCATCAGAATGTGCGTGTGCTCACGCGCAGTATCAGTTTTCATAAGGTCACTGATAGTATGCGTATGTTCTGTCCCTTCGAATCCCCATATCGACATCCCGGTCTCTCCGGCTACGACTTCCCCGTCCACTACGTACATAGCGAACTCGTGGAAATGCTCGTCCATATCAGCGTTACCGGTAAGACCAGTAATAATCTTCCCGTTACCGCCATTCTCTTTCTGAATAGCGACGAGAGCTTTGCGGTATTTCGCAGGGTTGAACTCAGGTATCCCGCCAAGGATATCCTTAATCATCGCCTGCAAGAATCCTGCGCGCTGATTGCAAGCTTGATTCTTTCGAGTACAAGCAATATGGTCCAGCTCGATTCCATGAATAACACGGACGCGAATACCTTCACTATTAATCTCATACTCAATCCCGGCATCGGGGTCAAGATAACCACCAATGCTCATCTGCCACTCCGCCCTGCCCTCGAGAACATCCTGGAACAGGCGGGTGCTCTGCGGGAAGGTTTCGTCCAGCTCGATATCAATAACGAGATTTACCTTATCGGCTTCCTCTTCCTTCCAGGCTTCGCTGGTAACGCCTATCGGGAATGTTGAGCGATGGTTGTCGAGAATATCGACTCCCCTATTACACTGTTCGACGAACCCGTCAATGCACCGCTCGCTCATGCGGTCATTTTCGCAGTCCGGCTTAGAATCGCTGGCAATAGCCACGACATGCATTTTCTCTTCGCCGGTAGAATCGTCCTTTTTCGTGTACGCTTTGAATACTCGCGTATTAAAAGCAACTTTTTTTCTACTCATTGTTATTATCTCCTTCATCCGGATTAATGTCTACATCCGTTCCATCCTCGTCATCTTCATCGTCCGGTTCAGCAGCAGGCTCTACCGCCTGACTTCCTGTACCGGTATAGACTCCGACCTTATCGAAATATGGAATCGGAGTATCGCCGAAATCGAGGTCATCGGGATAACGTTCTAAACCCAACTCCTGACGAACTTCATTAGGAGTTACAACTCCATTCTCGAGATAAATCTCGTGAACTTCTGCTTTATCGGCTTCATCCAGAACTTTCGGACGCTCGAACTCAAGCTTTACTAACGGGAGCGACTCGAACATAAGTATATCATTATTCTCATCATCCTTACGAATCCGATTAAACTTCATAAGTCCAGTAGCCTGAAGTACATCGATAACATAATCATTGCGCTTACGACGCGTTTCATGCTGGCACATCTCTTCTTCAGACAGGGAGGACTTCGAAAAGAATATGCCGCCGAAATGTCTGCGCTGTATGCGCTCGAGAACTCCGTCATCTAAAAACTGCTTGGCTTTATTAATTACTGAATAGAAGTCTTTCTGATTCACTCCTTCGGAACTTGAGAACATATCCATGATAACCGTATGGTAAAATGTGTGCTCTACCTGTTTCTGCGTCGGGTCAAACTCCTGCTCATTGGTAATTTCCTTGGTAGCATATGCAACTGCTTTATTGACGTCCTCGGGAGTAAAAAACGCTTTCGCAATCCCAAATGCTTCGCGAACTTCCTCATCGTTCTGCATGCGATAATTCTGAAAACTGGCGTCATCCGTCTCACCAACGGTCAACGGCTTCAACTGAACGTCCGGCTTTGCTTGAGATGTGAACTGAGTAGCTTCGCTATCCACCTGAATAATCATCATGCGATGCGCATTAGAAACTCCTTTGGATGCTTTGAAGAATTTCTGAATTGTGTCCACAGAATCTTGCGAAAGCTTCCCACCAGATATTGTAAGAGCCATTCTCGGAACAGCATCGTTACGAAAGAAATTCAGGTTACGTTCAGCCGCAGCCCTATTACCCATTATAGCAGGTGCGGTTGATTTATAACGAGGTACTCCATAAAAGTCATCTACAGTATTGTATTCTTTGAAATGAATCATCTCTGAAGCGCGCTTCTTAATTCCCACGCTTCCACCGAGTTCCCCGGTGTCCATATCCATATTACGGGTTTCTCCGAAATGTTTGAAATAACGAAGAGTGTTTCCACGTAACTGGACAAAACCATTCCCGTTCTTAAGAACACGAATTGTTCTGGATTTAGCATGATATAACTCTACGATGTCACCTTTTCGATTACGGACAACTTCTATATAACCATTTCCAATAAGCAATCTGTCAGTCATGAACATATTGCATAAATCAGAAAACGGCGTATCCGTATTCGGTTTTAACAACAAGTCTAGTAACATCATTTTTTCAAGCTCATAACGCTGCTTAAGCTCATCGGGTGCTTCCCGATTAATAGTAACTGTAGAAGTAACTTTCCACCCCAGCCCCACAGTATTGCGCGAATACAACCGCACACACTGAGCAAGACGAGTATTGAACTCCATCATCGAAGCCCACAAATCAATATCAAAAGTAGGCTTCGCTATTTCGTTCTCTTTGAACGTCTTGGTCTGCTGCTGGGCGGGTTTCTTCTGCGTCGAACCCTCAGTGGGTTGCGACAAAGATTTCTCCTCAAAGATGCCTCCGAAATCGTTGCCTTCAATGACAACAGCTTCGTACACTATCCCGGCATCCTTGGCAGTACCCTTCTCCACACCTTCAAGTGTACTTGTTCCAGGTTCAGCCATACCTTATACTACCTCGTAAAAAACGCCACAAAAAATAAATATTATCCGAAGAGGCGTACGTTACGTACTTGCGGATTCGGGGGAACTTCCCCTCCGGTCATGGCAAATGATGCCATGTTTTTCTTACGACCTCTTCCTCCACCGCCAAAAGCGAATGTTATTCCGCTTACATCTTTTTCTTTCCGGTCTTCTTCAGACATCTTCCCGATAAGGGCGTAGATATCACGACCGAGCCTGATAATACGAATACTGTCCACCTTAATATTAGAATTAAGGATGAACTCACGTCCTTCGTCCCTGTCCACAACTTCGGCATCATCCAAACCTGCGGTAACTGATTCGCGAAGAACACGGAACTTCTTGTCATACTCACGACGAGTTTCCGAGTAGTTCCTAAGCACGATAACTGATAGCGGAACAAAGTCCTCAATCTTATTATCATGTCTGTAAATGCTGTCGGCACTGTAACTCAATGACTTATTAAAGTCGAGCCACGCACTTTTCAAAAACGTCCCACAGGAGGAACACGTAAATCCCTTTCCGGGATATATTCCGTGGTTACGTTCTACGTGCCGGAGACAGCATGGACTGATAACCGCGTCATGCATCGGCTTAAAAGTTTTCAGTCTACTCTCCATATTAGTCTCCCATATCAAATTAAGATTACTTGCTGATTGGCGTCGATTTTGCTTCTTTTCTGCTCTCCATCAATCGAGCCGTCCTTATCCTGGTACTGCTCCGGATGCATCTTCCTCAGATTCGGAGAGCCAGCAAACATTTCAAAATATCTCCAGTTAAGCATAGCACACATCAGAGCATCAGGTCCGTGGTCATCCTTTTTTATCGGCTTACCGTTTCCGTCAGCACGGTATCTCCTCAACTGAGAAAGTAACTGGTCATTACCTTCTCCGTCTTTAAGAAATTGAAGACGTCCGGTAGTAAGGAACTTCGATACGTTTTGTATTCCGAACTCTTTCCATTTCTTAAAAACAACAGGAATTACTTTGAACCCTTCTTCATGCAGCTCGCGATTACTGAACTGGTCCGATGAGTCGGCAAACACTACAAAGTTACCGTACTCTTCTCTAAGTTTATTCAGGTATCCGATAATCTCCCCGATTTTTTGCTCATGAAACCATGCTGTCTCGAGAACTCCGACACCTATCTCACTTCGAACAGTCATGCATATTGCCGTCTGTCCTACATAACCCCAGTCCAGTCCTACTGATTTCTCAATCTCTTCATACCATGTAATATCTTCCCACTCCGATTCCGCTAAAGCTTCAATGTCATAAATGCTTCCGTAAAATTTCGGGCGCTCGCATTCAAACTCGACTGTATAAACGCTCGAACCCTCATTTACTTTTTTAATATCACATACAGCTTCAAACGACTGGTAACCTTCTGCTTTCCGCGCAGTTCCGTTGCATCCTTTTACGGTCGTTCCGATTACGCGTCCGCGCTCATCGTGTTCATTCACTACCTCAGACAAATAACAGTCGGCGCAGTCGATATCAAGTTCACACTTGACCATCGTGTCGTACACAGACCATTTATATCTAGTAAATCCATGAGTCTCTGCGTCGTCCCAATACTCCTGGAAAAATCCTTCAGGATGATGAAACGTACTGAGTATGAGGATAAGATGTTCCGGCTGAGTAAGTGCGTTCTGGAGAGCTGTTTTCATCACTTCGCCGGCTTTCAAGTCTTCCTGACAGTTATGCACAACAGCATTCATCATCATAAATGATTCACCGTCTTTGACTTCTATATCCCACACTTCTCCGGAATAATGCCTAGACTCTACGCTTTTAACAGGGACAGCAATATAATTATCAATCTCCACCCATGAATTAAAAGCCTTCTGCTTTCTATCAGAATCATCGGTATCTGTAAATAAGCTCATTGCCTTTCCATTTATATCAATAACCCATGATTCTTTAGTACAGTACTCTTTACCACGTATATTAGATATTTTCGCCGGACGCTCTCTATAAGAAGCAGCTACTCCAAGTTTAGCCAGACATGTAAATATAGAAGCTGCCAGGGCTTCTGATGAGGTCTGTATCGAGGCTCTTTTGCAAACTCCTCCTGAAGAGGCTTTCCCTTCCCATACGGTTCCATCGGAAGCTATAAGTCCGCTTATAACTCCACGGACAAAATCTTTAGATTGCCCAGCTATAAAGTCAAAAGGCATTCCTTTTTCTGTAGACTTTGTTCCGAAAGTAGTATCGAGAAAATCTGCTAATTCCTTATGAGTAAATAAGGCAGTATCAGTATTAATTCTATTCTCAACTGACGAATTATCAAAGCAAACCTCACGCCCAAACAAATCTTTACTTATTGATACATATTCATCTATATTACGCTTATCTTTAGAATTGAATACGACATAAATTCCTCTTGAACGCTGTTTACCGGTCCAGCCGTCCCCCAACCAATATCCAAGCCACTTCCCTCCGTCGTATGTATCAGCGAGTATACAATCATCTATATCGCTCGTCTTTATTTTTGGAATGAGGACATAATCTCTATCACTTATATCTTCGGCGTGAACCCACTCAGCACTAGACTCGTTAACAGAATCTTTTCTTTTTGGATTTCCTTTATCGAGTCCTCGAATTATCTTTACTCTGTGGTCATGAGTCAACTCTAATCCTGTAGACCATCCATTAAGTGATATATTTACTACTCGATTATCCCAATCCTTGCTCCATACATTCTTAACAGAAGTTATAATTCCATCTTGATTGACTACACAATCTCCTGGAACAACATCTTCCACGTTAATAATCCCACGCTCTGTAATTACTTTCGAACCTGGGAGTAAACACCCCTCATCAATAATAAGACCGGAATCGTGACGACTCCGGACCTGCTTATCGGTCGCATTGATACAATGGAGCTTTGCTCCATTATAAAAATGCGTTCTGGATATCAAAGGGTCACCATCTATAAGATACTGATAAACCTGGGGGTTACAACTACAAAACTCGACAACTTTTTCATAAATTGAACGAGCCTGACTACCAGAACCAGCAAGGTTGGTGAACTCTTTTGACTTGTAAACCATCATCAAAAAGATGAGTACTGCGGCTGATGTGCTTCCTCCTCCGCCGCGAGATTTCCAGAGGATAGCTTTATTAACACGTTCGTAAAAAATGTCAGCGATAAGACGACGTGCTTCAGGGACTAGTTTAATGTATTGGCGTTTTCCATCTTTGACTAAATAAAGTGTTGACGATACAAAATCATAGATGGCTTGCTGTTGTCTAAGTGCGTGTTCTTTATCTGACTCGGTGTGTCGTTTGTTAACGAGTTCTTCGCCGAGCAAGTCGGCAAATCCATGCTCCAGGGGTGAGCGCACTTTCTTTATTTCAAGAAGACGGCTCTCCATGACACGCAGAGCTTCTAGCGCATCACTTTTTTCCGCTGACCCATGAAGGGACTCAATTGTTGAAGTTTTGTCCGGCACCCTCGTCAAACTCCCCGCTCGTTATACGTTGAACCAATCTATCTCTTTGAGATAGCAGTTCAGCCTCGGACATCTCTTGGACTTCCTTCGCTATAACTTCAATCTTCGAGCGGGAAGCTGCTCGTGGCATCAACCCCACATCCAACTTGAATGCGGCGAGGTCCTTCTGAACTTTATGAAATAATTCTAAGTAACGCTGCTTATCAATATCCTTCTTAGCAGCAGTATAATTCATCCATAGTTCAGACATGGTTGCTTGCATTCGTTCACACGTTTCAAAAATTTGAACGTCAACATCACCATGTCCATGCTTCTTAGCCATGTGCTCGCGAATGTATTTCAAATCACTACCCACTGTGTTGTAGTGGCAGGTCACGACGTTCGCGATTGCTCTTTGTGACATGTTACGCATATAATACAATTCGAAGACTGTTTCTCTGCGTAACTGAATTTTTTTCTGCTCGGGGGACATTACGGCGTCGGCTTTTTCATCAAACCAAGCACCATCTTTGTCTTTTTCTGCCACGTCGGACGTCCTCCCTGTGAATGTGATTTCAATATCCGGACATTCACAAGCAGTATAGCATATAGACTAAATTTTGTCAAGAAAAAAATGAAATTTTTTTCATTTTTCCGGAAACCGTCACTTTTTAGACGACTCCTTCACTGCTTTTTCAAGCACTGCCTTGAAAAACTCAGCCGCGTCCATAGAGTTATCATTGATGTGTCCCACGGTTTTTGATACAGTCTTCGCGAGTGCGTCATCGCACGTCACGATGAGATGCATCTTCTTCTTGTACATGAAGAACAGATAACTCCGGTCAATGCTATCTCCCTCATGATTACTGAAGATATCGTTGACTGCCACCGTAACATTATCGACCATCTGTAGTTCTTTGGGGATATCGTCATGAGAATAAGCTTCCTTACGCTCTTTTGCGCGCTTTTCTATCTCTTCCTTGCGATACCGCTTATCAAACTCACCTTTACTGGCGAATCCCATTTTCTTGGCGACTTCGTCCTCAGTTATCTTCTCACGGCGTTTAATGCTGTTTACAAGGGTGCTGAAGCGTCTTTCGTCCAGGTCTCCGTGGATGATGTTGCGACGTACGGCTTTGATTTTGGCTTCTTCTTCGTCCCAATCCTTGATAATACAGGGTAATTCGGTCATTCCGATGACTTTCCCCGCGTCGTACCGGTGATTCCCGGCGACAATCAGAAACCGGTCCTCTTTATCCGGATGCTTGATAACGACAAGAGGCTCATCAAATCCGTCAGATTCAATCTCAGCTACCAGTTCGTTAAACGTCTCAGTTGACTGTACTTGCGGATTCCAGTCAGCTTTGATTAATTTCTCAATCGGGATATTGACCACATCTTCTACGTTATTCTTAACTTCGTCTGCCATATTGCCTCCTTTTGCAATCGATTGCACCGCCATTGGTGACATTTTTGTCACATATTGAATGCATACCTAAAAATAAAAAATACTATTTTATGCATACCGATTTTAACGACCGCATAAATTTACGCGACGTCTTCCGGTTTATGCGTAACGAGGTCATTCTTGAGTTCAATAATCGTATTCGCTAATATCTTAGCAAGCTGCGGAGATAATCCGAAACGCTCGGTATTCTTTTCGATACTCGTCATTATATCCCCATCAGCATGGCGCTCTGTCGCAGCCCACCAGTCGCAAAGCATCTCGGTAACATCCAGAAGGGTCATGTCCTCAATCCCCTTCTCATGGTGCTCAGGATGGTGCGCATTATTCGCATAATGATGGTCCAGGGCTGGTTTCATCTCCTTTAAGCACTTCTGATACTCACTGTCAGGATTGACGTCATACGTCATACCGCGTAGTTTTGGAGTATATTTGAGAAACGTCTCAAACTCCGGCTCTTCCAGCTTACTATCATCATGATGATACGCTCTCATATGCATGCGATTACAGAACTTCAAAATCTTACAGCATACGCTTGAAATATGCTTAAGAGTCTCTTTTATAACATCTCTCTCGTTCATCTGAACCTCCTATGTTTCACGTGAAACATCAATCATCAAAAATATCACTATATCCATAATCGACAGGTATCCCGTCTCCGAGCGAAACATCGCTATAATGCTCCTTAAACCACTCAGAATCGGCTATGCGGTCATACCGCGCTTTAAGGCTAGTATCACGTCTCGATTTACGGAGCTGCATCAGAAGGCGTCCTAACATGTTCTGACCGAACCCTCGAATAAGGTCAAACCCCCAAAAAGCATCTCCCCAGGTATTCCCCTCAACAAGCAGCGAATCCCCGGTAGAAAGCAGCCGGCGCTCCATTTCCGGATAACTGAATTTCGAATGCAAAACCTTAGCCATTACCGGTATTTTTATGCATTCCCAGTCATCACGAAGAATAACTCTCCTCCCACGCTTTTTCGCGGACCCTGGTGATGGTGCGTCTACGATATCTTGGCGACGCTCGGCGTCCAACGTCTTCTCACGCTGGTATGCATGTTCCCCGGACTTAAGCAGCTCTCCGTCCATCTCAAACTCCATCTCGTAAAAGTTTGACAGGAAAAAGTACTTTCCTTTGAATTCAAGAATCGGCTTCATCTTGCGATTCCTTCTCCGGAATACTTTTGTCCTGCGGAGGTTCGTCCACCTTGATATCCTTCGGAGGCGCTGCGTGCTGAGACGGGGCTTGAGGCACTTTCGGCTTCTTGGGAACTATGATAACTTTGAACTCATCCCCTATCGACTTAAAGCACTTAGCGCAATACAATCCGATTATATTGTTATGCTTTACAAGCTCCCAATGAGCGCCGCAGCATTTTGAATGCATGTAGATATTATCTCCGGCAATGCATTTACATACTATCCGAGGCTTATCGTGCTCCTCACACCACCCACAATGGTCATGCCCAGGTACTCCGACAATCTCACAATTAACTCGTGATAATTCATCTTCAGTAGGTTCCCGACCAACTTTCTCAATAAACTCCTCTTTCGTTATAGGCATAAATCATTTCTCCTGATTACTGCGTTTTTCGATATGCTCAACTTCCACCTGATGACGTGCTGCCCATCCCGCTTTCCACCCGAGCTTCCAAGCTCCATATAAAAGCGCGGACAAAATAAGAACAGAAATAAACAGCGGTCCCGCAACAGCCATCCAGCACAACGGGTCTTTCCAACTCCAATTATACAAACTCATGACTAATCCTTGACGTCCCACATAACGTCTTCGATATCTTCCTCGACAGCTTCAACGTTAATGTCGTCGTCCTTTCCATACGCTCCCGATTCGACCTTGTCAAGAATTTCCCTGAGCCCCTCAGCTAACGTTTTCTGTAATCCGCCCATCATATCACTTTCTTCAAATAGTCCACATAATCCTTATCCCGACACATCTCCTTCCCCGTAGAATCGGACAGCTTTGCTACAGGCTGAAGATTCTCGGGGTCTCTGCCGGCTTCAATAACTTTCATTACAATCTGAATCGGTTCTGGCCCGAGGTTGTTTGTCAAATGAGTCCCAACTCCATAAGCATCTTTTATACGTCCCCGGACATAGGTATGAATCTTGGCAACATTCTTGAAATCCAATCCATCACTGAATACAGCGCTCTTCGTTGTGGGGTCGATTCCCATATCTTCGTAATGACGGATGACTTTCTCTACCCAGTCAGTTGGGCTCCCGGAATCCTGACGAACTCCATCGAACAGCTTTGCAAAATACATGTCGAAGTCTTTGAGGAATTTCTGCAATCCTAGGGTGTCCGACAAAGCAATCCCCAGGTCGCCACGATACTCGTCAGCCCACGTCTGGAGCGCGTACCGCTGGCTCCATTCCGGCTTCGTCAATGCTTGGCATACTTGGAATACTTCATGCGCCATCGTTCCGATAGGCTTAAGTCCGTACTCCTTTGCAAATAGGACGTTACTCGTCCCAATAAATCCGGGGAATATCTCAGGCTGAGTCAGCAACTTTATAACGCGCGCATGCCATTCCGGAGAGAATGCGCGTCGCGTTCCGAAATCAGCAAAACTGACTCCCTTCATCGTCTGTATGTTCGATAGACTGGCTGACAGCTTCTTCTCCCCCTCCTTAAATAACTCGTTGCGGTCTTTAGAAGAACAAAGGTTGTCAAAATATAACGCATTAACTGTACGTAGAATATAAATCTCATACAAAATAGTCTGCACCCACGGCCCTTCGACAATAATGCTGAGTCCTTCCGAATCAGAATCGCTGATGTGTACATATCTTGAATGAAGCTTGAACGTTCTGAGGAAATCAATAAAATCGCGCTTCATAAATCTCAGGTCACGGAGATACATCAACTCATCTTCCTTGAAGCTCAGACGATTCATGTAATTTATCTCGTCCTGTATCCGGGCTTTAATAGGAGAAAAATCCACTCCCTCAGTCCGGCACTTAAACGCATACTTCACGTATACGTCAGGGCACTGATGCAAAGCAAACTGCATCATTGTGAGTTTATATAAATCGGTATCTAGTAAACTACGTATCACTGGCATCTTCTTCTCCTAAATGTCCGTGCATCCTTTTCCACTCTTTGATGTACTGAGCATGCTGTTCCGGATAAAAGTGTTCTATAAAATCAATCAGACGATAATCGTGTGGCTCGTCAGTAAATATATCTCCTGTCGTATCTGTAAAACAAAATATCTCGTTTTCAAAATGATGTTCGCTTTTGTGCTTCCCGCAGTTCCCGCATATCGGGTCCTCGATACATTCCAAAGCAGTGAAGCACATCTCAGTCAACTGCTGCATACGCTCATCGTCATTCAACAATATCTCGACAAGCTTGAGGACGCGGCACTTCGCAGAACGTCGCGCATTCCGCAACTTCCATGAGGCAAAACTTCCCATCTTATTTCCCGTACCACATATAGGCGGGCTTTATAGCAACGATAGCATAAAAATCGTCATCAACATGCCCCCAGTCCTCGCAATAAACTCTCCATCCGAGTTCGTTGCTTCCGTCATGGTCAGCATTCGCGTCCCAATCCTTCATCTCGATATCCTCGGCTTTTTCAAGATACTTCTTAACTGCGGGAAACACTTCCTCTGCGGTAAGCTCTGACGGGAACTGGTTATAATTCTCCGGACTTGAATCCGGAATAGTCCAGCATAAAATGAGTCCATGCTTCTTAGTTTCCCTCCACGCATTAGCAGTCGTGTTCCGCCCCTCCTGAGCAAACGCGAGCTTCAACGTTTGGAGTAGAAGTTCGTCTCCGGTCCCGTTGACATTAAATACTCTGTTATCCATTACTCACTACCTACACTCAAAAATTCATTAATAACTCCCATATCAGGCTCTTTCGCGTAGCTTCGCGGGTCGTTATATTCTGGCTTAAAATATTTTATAAAAGCAGATTCCACTGCGTCTAGTCTAGTTTTCGGGACATGCATATAAAATACATAATTAAAATCCTTATCTTCACGATGCCTCTCTATACGCGTAGGCAGCGACGTAGTCTGACCAACATACACTATTAACTTATCGCGCACAAGAAAATAAACG